CGTCTACCGAACCAGCCTTGTAGTTGGTACGCTAGACCGTTGTTGTGTATGTGTTGCCAAGCCGCCAAAAACTCATTTTGGCTTACAGGTTGTTCTGCACCTTCACATATCAGGATGGCTATTCCGTTTTCCATTTTGTCTAGGAAGAAATCAATTTCCTGTTCTGAGTCTGGTGTCAGGTTGTCACCGTGGCAGTTGACACAAAAGCCCCCAGTGTCAGAACCATCTGGCATGGGGTAGAATTTCAGGTTGTTGTAGCTGGTGTGGTAGTGACCGCAGTCATTGCATGTGTAGCCGTCGTATGGTTGCATATACATTTTCTTATCCTCCAACAGAAAAAGGCAGAGGCTACTCAGAAAAGCCCCTGCCCTCTTCTAGTTCTTGGCTGTACCACGAACCAAGACTAGAATGGAATGTCGTCACCACCTACGTCATTGGAAGGCTGGTTATCTGGGGTGGATTCCCCTTTCTTACCACCAATGAGTCGGAAGGTTGAACCAGCACCAGCAAGCTTAAGCTTGAAGGCAGTCATCTTCGTACCGTCTTTCTCATAGGATTCCACAATTGGAGTACCTTGACAATAGACAGTGATGCCAGCTTGGACATACTTCTCGATGACAGCGGTTACAAGACCTTTACCTTGGCCTGAATCCCAAGCCTCGATACGATACCATCTGGTATTCTCGACTTTCTCACCAGCTTTGTTGGTGTAGGATTCATTGACGGCAACAGAGAAGTTAGCAACCTTCGTTCCGTTTACGTCACGGATCTCCGGTGCTGCGCCTACGTTACCTGATACAGTCATTTGTGCGATATTCATGTGATTCACCTCACGTTTAAAGTTACAAACCATTTGTTTGCACTAAAATACCCCATTGGCTTATAAAAACCAACAGGGTACTTCAGTGTTTACAAATAGAGGCTGGCTCGACCATACCTCCCCTCGGGGAAGACCTTTATTTGCTTTGACCCCAAGACACCGCTTGATCATAGCGTATTGTATCTTGTGTAGGTCACGACTAATAACATTTTGCAATCATGCTAAGGCCGTTGTCTATTCATTTAAACATCTTATTGGCTTTGTGGTGAAACCACAAGAATCTTATGAAGGTGATGATTCTAAACCAGAGTGATGGTCGGGCATACTTGAACTTAACGTCTGTTGTGATGTTTGACATTAGCGTCCTCCCATGTGTACCAGAACTTTTTCCAAGTTGGCTTTTGATAACCGATGGTGCGCTTCAGTATCCAGAGCGTAAGTGATATGAGCGCACCACCGATGACAGCCGCCATCATTCCAGCAAAGCTTCCAAAGAAAACTGCAATGAGGAATAATGACGAAGCTAGATCGATTGCAATATCAAAGAACAAAACCTTTTTGATATTGAATTTTAGTAGGAGAAAAATGATGGCTAACGCCGAACATATTCCTGCGAAGATGTGGAAATCCATTTTCCAAGCGCCTCCAGTTGTTGAGACATGAATGAGAAGAGATGTAAGTGACCTCTAAACACAAGGCTCCAGAGGCTGCATGATATGAAGACTGCTGCGGCGTGGCCTGGGCCTATGAGCAGGGCGAGGAATATGTAGAAGATGCCCAACATGATGAGCGAGAAAGAACGTCTGCGTGACATAGTGTACCTCCTTATGGGTTGTGCCTCGGACTAATAACATTGCGAGGCTCGATGCCGTTGCAATGTTATCGGGCGTTGTGTGTCACAGAAAAAAAGTGTGAGAGAGAACCGAAGCCCTCTCTCACATAGAGCGTAATGTTAGGATATCTGAACGAAGTGTGTGCGTATTGCTTGACGCTTCTGTATATTGTCCATCTTATCCCATTCTGCTTTAGCCATTGGCTTCTTCTTTGGGCGATACTGCTTTGTCTTACGCTCATGCTCCAACTGTTCTGCAGATTTGTACTCACCGATGGTGAATCCTGCACGACGTTCGATCTCTGGACGAACCTCTTTGAGCAGTACCTGTCTGCGGTTCTGATAGTTGGCGTATTTAGTGCGTAGTTTGGCACGCTTGTCCTTGAGGGCTTTGAGTTCTAGACCAGATATCTCCTCTGTGACAACAGCTCTGTTGATCTCGTCTGTGAGATTCTGGCCGTAGTTAGCGAGGTTGCGCATCAGCCCCTCTAGGGATCTGATACGACCGTCGCATATCTGAATCCATTCGGTTGCATCATCATCGGATGGTGAGATGATAGCGGCCAACTCTACCTGCTTGGTATGTAATGCCCAAGCCTCGTAGTAGTTGTACTCTGCGTCCTCTGAGAATGTGTCTGCTTGTAGACGTTTGGCAAGATCATCGAGGTACTCTTCTGTGATGGCGTCAAGCTCTGTCGTATGCGACGGCTTGGACTGCTGACGCTGTTTGCATATTTGTTTTGCATGCTCGATGATAAGGTCTTCTGACTCTGTGGTGTTGTGGACGGTAGTGTCTTGACCGATTGTGTATGTGAATGTCATTTTACGCTCCTATGTAAAAGGGGTGGCTCGATATGAACCACCCGTGTTGTAGTTGGCTTAGTTGTCATATGACTGTGATATTTGAACAAGCTCGTGAAACCGAGGGGAAGATGTTTCTCCTAGTTCGATGAGCTGATCTATCTCATCCTGAATGATGCAAAGATCGTCAAAGCGTGGCTCATCGTGTTCAAGTCGAGCGATGGTCTTGCGTTCCTCTATGTCGGTAGAGAGTTGGGAAGTTGTGAATAGATCGTACTGCATGTCTAATTCTCCTTACGTTGACATGATTGATGACAGCAGGCGTTTTTCACACCTACGATGTTTCAAGAACACGCCCGGAAAGGGGCTTTAGATAAATTCAGAAGAAGGGCTTGGATTTGCCCACAAGGCAAATGCTTTTTAGCCCGCCTCTGAAGAATGAGATAAGCGTGCAAGGAAGAAGTGGACGTGCGAGGTCGAGCTTATCGAACCCCTTGGAGGGTGTGATATGCCACTGCAAGGCGTGGGTGTGAAAAATGCCTGTGTGGCCCGAGCGGCCTGAGCGGTGCTAAACGGAAAGGGAGGTAACGTAATCTCGTCATGCCCCTGGCATGACACAAAACAAATATAATAAAAACCAGAGATTACAATTCCGACCGATTGGAAGTGAGCGAGGAACAGGGCGCAATTCAATACTTGCAAATCAAGTATTGCGCCCACAGTCAGTGTGTCGCTAGTGATGTGTATGTTGAATAGACGAGGTGATGGAGGCGACATACTTACTGTACTTTGTTGTGACGAGTCGAAGTGATGCAACGGCGATACGTTGCCCTGCGTGGAACGCAAATGATAGGTATTACAGGTGGTTGTGGAGTGTGAATTGACAGGTAATTGAGTGAGATGGTATATCATTCCGTAGGTGGTTGTGAGGATGCGGAATGAAAGCTGATAAGAGTAAACAGGATGTGTACAAGGGTGCGATAGTGCCGATTGAGGACATAGAGAGTGGTGCTAACGAGTTGAGGGTAGTGCATGAGAAGGTGACTGACGCACAGGCTGAATTGGTGGAGATGATGTTGCATGATGGTTGCAACCCGACTGAAGCGGCCAAGAGGATGGGTAGGAATAAGAGTTGGGCGTATAATACTCTGAATAAACAGCATGTTATAGAGTACAGACAGAGTCTGGCTATGACGGTGTTGGGATGGGATGCCACACAGGCGATGGCGACTATGAGAACGTTGTTGCAGGATAAGAGTAGTTATGTGAGGCTGGAGGCGGCGAAGGATCTGTTAGATAGGGCTGGGTTTAGTATGGAGGGTGGTGGCAAGGTGCCGAACACTGCAGTGCAGGTGAACTTTAATCTGTGACTGTGGGCATAGAGACCCATGACGGTGTGGTAGAGATCGATGGTGCTTTAAAAAGCCGCTATATCAACATACACCTAATTCACATGCACGATAGCTTTGTGAAAAGCATCTTCTCCAAAAAAAATTTATACCTATAAGGGTTATTTTTCAACAGGAGGCATTTATGGGTGAGAAATCAGAAGCTGATAAGGCGGCAGACAAGCAGAAGAAAGTTGCCGAACAATACAAGAAGACCACAAGCGGCACATATAATATGAATCAAGCCCCTCATCCGGGCATACAACCATCCAATAAGAACTATTCCAGAAATGTAAATATGGCAAAAGATCTGGAAGCCAAAGCAAAAGGCTATAAAGCTTTTGGAGAAGTTGGTCAGTATAGTCTGGTCGGCAATGTTGCTTCTTTGCTGGGCAAGGCAAACATGTATGCTCAATCCAGTGCTTTGAAGAGAGGCGGTATGCCAGTCTTTGATAAGAACAACAAGCTTCAAGGTGTTGTGTCTCAGAATTTCTTCGGTGCTTTGGTTTATACTGGTAACAGTGCTTATAGCCCTATTGGTAGAAAGAACACTGGCTTCCAAGCAGGAAGTGCTAGTTATGTGACAGACGCACAAGATAAGTTTGGAACTGACGATGGGCCTGAACAAATGAACGTAGCGACTGCTCCTAAGCAGGAAGAAACTGCTGGTTCTATTGCTACAGCTACTAGCGGTACTCAACTTGCTCAGAAGAATCAGGCTTTGGAAGCTACGGTTGGTGGTGTTGACCGTAGAAACTTTCTTTCAAGAAGCAGACGAGGTGGTTTAGGGGGGTAACATGAATCTAGATTATGTGCCTCCTGGCAAAGTCGCCAAGGCATTTATGAAAGATTCTTCATTTGTGCGTGGTCTTCGTGGGCCTGTTGGTTCTGGCAAATCTGTTGCCTGTTGCATGGAGATCATGCGTAGAGCAGTAAGCCAAGAGCCAAACGCATCAGGTGTAAGAAAGAGTCGATGGGCTGTTATTCGTAATACGAATCCTCAGCTTAAAACGACAACAATCAAGACATGGCGTGATTGGTTCGATGATGACTTGGGCAGATTTGTGTGGTCGCCTCCATATACACACAACATCTGCTTTTCTCTTCCTGATAAATCCGTAGTTGAGCTTGAAGTCATCTTTTTGGCTTTGGATAAAAGCGAAGATGTAAAGAAGCTCTTATCTCTTGAGCTATCTGGTGTGTGGATAAACGAAGCCAGAGAGATTCCGAAGTCAATTGTTGATGCTTGTACTATGCGCTGCGGCAGATATCCGTCGATGAGGGATGGTGGGCCTAGCTGGTATGGCGTTATTATGGATACAAACAGTCCAGATGAGTCACATTGGTGGGGAATTATGTCTGGAGAGGTGGCTGTACCCGAATATTTGACCCAAGAAGAGAAATTATTGCTTGTGAAGCCGGAAGATTGGGCATTTTACACCCAACCTGGGGCAATGAGTCCTAAAATTGACCTAGAAGGCAACTTACAGGGCTATGAAATCAATGAAAAAGCCGAAAATATCCAAAATATCCAGAAATCTTACTATGAAAAGATAATTTTGGGTAAATCCCCTG